AAAATCCATCAATATATCTTTTGACCGGCAAGACCAGAGGAAATCTATCATAATAAGGTAGTGTTTCTTTTGTTTTTGGATCGTAGAAAAAGAAGTACATACGTCCAATCATGGTCTTATTTCTGAGATTTTCAACATCACGCATCATTGTTCGTCTATTTGGACGCAATGATTTTACCTGTGATTTAAGCCAATCTCTCGCTTCCCGAGTTCTTGGTTCAATCCCAGTCTTTGCTAGTTGTTGATTTATTCTGTCTGTTAAGTAAGCCATATACTATTTATGAGCTAAATACCTAGTTCTTTTTCAGTTATTATTTTAAAGATCCAGTTGTGGTCCAGACAGAATTCTGTTGCTGCTTTCCATTTAGCTTGATTAACAGCATAAGTCATAGCTTCATTTAGAAATTGTTTAGATTTGCGTTTTGGCTCACGAAGTTTGGTTTGAGATTCTGGTTTTACTTCTAAAATATATGTTTTTTCACTGCCATCTTTTGTTTTGACGCGAGTTATGAAGTCTGGAAAGTATCTATGCATTTTCTTGTCCACAGGAGAATAATAGGGTATAGGTAATTCTTCAGATGCCCACCAGATAACTGAGTTATTGGTGTCTAGATATTTCATGACACGAAGTTCCCAAGTTGAACGGAAGATGATATTTGAAGGATTACCTTTGTATTTTTGTGGATTTTTTGGTGTGAATTTACCTTTATAACTCATATAAATATTATATATCTCAAGGAAATTATATGGCTTTTTTCACGCTTACAGACATAAAATTCACGCCAAAAATATCAAGCTATAATAATAAAGCTACAATTGCGGGAAACGAGTATGATAAGACAATAAAAAGATTTCCTAGCAATTTGGCTTCTGATAGTCAATATGGACATTATGTTGTTTTTTATATAAACACACAAACAAATACTCAGTTTGAAACAGGAACCCAATTAAAAAACACATCAACACAAGTAGCTGCAAATAGACAAGCTATTGATATGTTGCGTGGCGCTGGAACATCTAATATGGGTTTAACAGGAAAAAATTTTAGAGAAAGTTTTGCAAAAACAGGTATTGGTAATACATTAACAAGTTTAGCTGATTCCGTTAAAAATGTAACAGGAGCTGTTGGAAATTCTAAAGTTGGAAAAGCAGCTAGTTCTTTTTTGGATAATTCTCTTTTTAATTTTGTAATAAAAGAAGCTGGTGATGCAGAAAAATCTTTGGCTGAAGGAATTGCTTTTGCTGAGGATAATTTTTATAGATCAACAAAGAGAACTTCTACAGCTATAGCATTGTATATGCCAGATAATTTAAATTTTAATTATCAACATAGTTTTAATCAAGTTTCTCCTTCAAGTGCTTTTGGTGCTGTTCCTACAGCGGTAATGCAAGCTTTTAATTCTGCTGTTGATAAAAAAGAAGCCGATTCTACTGTAAAAACATTATCTCCTTTTATAGCTGAAGCTATTACTACTGGTATTGGTAAAATAACTGGAAATGCAGATCAGATGTTTTCTGCATTTACTGGTCTAGTTAATAATCCACAAATGGAATTATTATTTCAATCAACTGAAAGAAGATCATTTAATTTTGACTTCTCACTTACACCAAGAAGTCAACAAGAAGCTAAAGATATAATGGAAATAGTAAGATTGTTTAAATTTCATGCTGCGCCTGAGATATTAAAAGGTGTTTCTGGTCGTTATTTAATACCACCATCCGAATTTGATATTTCATTCTTTTATAATGGAACTGTTAATCCAAATATACCTCAAATTTCCACTTGTGTTCTTAACAGTGTTTCTGTAAATTATGCGCCAGATGGATGGGCAGCATTTGAAGTTTCTAACAATTCTAATCCTTCTATTGGTGGTACAGGTATGCCAGTATCAATTCGTTTATCATTAAACTTCACAGAAACGCAAATTATTACCAAAGAATACTTAACAGGACAACAAGCTGGTGGTATTTCTTCACAGGTATATTAAAAATGGCAAATTTCTTTAGTTATTTTCCACAAATTAATTATTCATTAGATGATAATCCACAAAGCGTAGATTTAATCACTAACTTGAATTTCAGATTTATTTTTGATGAAAATATCAAAAAAAATACTGCTGCATATTATGAGTATATAATTCAAGATGGCGATACTCCAGAAATTCTAGCTAGTAAAATATATGACTCGCCCGAAAGACATTGGATTATTCTTTTATTCAATGATATTGTTGATCCTTTATTTGATTGGCCAATGCAACAATCTGTATTGAATAACTATATTGAAAACAAATATGGATCTATTCCATGGGCCCAAAGTAATGTTAAAAACTATCAACAAATTATAACACGAACAGATAATTATTCTGGTACTGTCCAAACAGATATAATTAATATTGACTCTGCTGCATATGCAAATGTCACTATATCAACAAATACTTATTCATTAGGTGATGGCAATTCTATTACAGTTGAAGTGTCAAAGCAAACACAAAGTTATTATGATTATGAAGTTGACTTGAACGATTCAAAGAAATCCATAAAGATATTAAAAACCGAATTTGTTCCAGGTGCTGAAAAAGAATTTAAAAATATTGCTAAAGTTGCGTAATGTCAATTCAATCAATACAACGATCTACTGATTTTGTAATTAATGAACTTTCAATAGTCAGTAGGATTCTTGATAAACCTTATTCAATTCAAAACTTATTTGAAGAATTGAACATATATGAAAGTTTTTTTAGTCCAGTAATGTCTGGAAATATTTTAATTCGTGATGCTGTAGGATTGATGAGAAAGATAAATTTTGATGGAACTGAATATTTAAAAATAGATATCTCAAAAACAAAAGATGATTTTGCCAGTATAAAGAAAACATTCAGAATATATTCTGTAAGCGATAGAAAGAATATTGGTCAATCTAGTGAAGTTTATGTATTGAATTTTGTTTCAGAAGAATTTATATTATCAGAACAGATGAAAGTTAATAGATCGTATTCTGGTCTTTATTCAGATTTTGTTTTAGATATTTTGATGAATAAGTTAAATACTTCTGAAGAAAAATTAGGCGGTATTTTTGAATCTTCATTAGGGTTAAATGATATAGTAATACCAAATTATAAACCATTAACAGCAATACTTTGGTGTCAAAATAGAGCATTAGATATCAATCAAATGCCTTCATTTCTTTTCTTTGAAAATGTAAATGGATATAATTTTGTATCATTATCTCGTTTAAATGAAAGTCCAGCAATTCCTATCAATTTTAAGCCAAAAAATATTTCTGATAGCAAACCTGGAGAAATACTTGGTGTCCAAGCAAGCACTGTAACTGAACAAGTAAATGTTTTGAATAGAGTGTCAAAAGGTGTTGATGCTAGTAGTTATCTTGGATTTGATACATTAACTGGAAGTTATGGTGTTTTCCAAAGAAATATTGGTGATGTTTTATCAAACATAAAATCACCCGATAAAACTGAAAATATTAATTTTAGTATTTATTCAGATAGAGATGGTAACAAAAATATTAATTCATATGATAGTCATGTAATTTTAAGACATACTGATTCTTTTGCAACAACAAGTTCTTATATAAAGAAAAGAATGCCTTATATGAAACCAGAAAATATGGAAAAAGTTATAGCACAAAGAAAAGCAATACTTTTTTCATTAATGATGAAACAAATAACTTGTGTTTTACCTGGTAATTTCACATTAGCTGTAGGTACTAAAGTTGATTTACAATATCCTGATTATTCAATGAAAGATAAAAAGAGTGATAATATTGATCCAACTCTGGCAGGTAAATATTTAATAGTTGATTCAAGACACATGATAACACAAGATAAACATTCAACAATGATTAATGTTGCTTCTGCATATAGTCAGCAACCATTGATTACAAGCGAATCAAATTCACAGAAAATGGCTATGAATGGATAAACAATTTCAAGAAAGTTCATTACATCCAGAATGGTTTACCGGTATTGTTGAAGATCGTCAAGATCCTCTCAATCTCGGTAGAGTTCGTGTTCGTATTTTAGGAAGAAATGGTATTGATTTAAATCTACTTCCTACAAATAATTTACCTTGGGCACAAGTATTATTACCAACAAACAATCCAAATCCTTATCCACCAAAAGAAGGTGATCAAGTTTTTGGCATGTTCATAGATGGTAAAAATGCTCAATCACCCATCATTCTTGGTATTTTTCCTTCTATTCCACAAAATGCTGCCGTTCCAAATCAAGGTTTTAATGATGTAAGAACCACTGAACAATTATCAAAAGCACCTGTCAAACCTAATGAATCTGCAACTAATTATCCAAGAAATCTTGATGAACCTACATCTTCTAGACTCTATAGAAACGAATCAACAGATAATTCTATTGTTTCATTAAAAGAATCAAGAAGAATACCAGAAGAACCTTCTTCAGGATATGCTGCTATTCCGCCATATAATAATGTTTATGAATCAGAATCTGGTCATGCAATAGAAATTGATGATACTCCTGGCGCTGAAAGATTGCATTTTTACCATAGATCAGGTTCTTATGTTGAGTATGAAGCCAATGGTGATAGAGTAGAAAGAATACAAAACGATAAATTTACTGTTGTTATAGGAAATGATACAGTTTATGTTGAAGGTGATGTTAATGTCAAAGTTAATGGAAATTTAAATTTTGCAGGCACTATTGTGGCATTAAATGATAAGACAGGTAAATCTGGTATTGAAATAAAAGACGGTAATATAAAAATAAGTTCTCCAGCTAGAATTGTATTACAAGCTGCTGTTGTTGAAGTTCCTACCGGATCATCTTTTGGTGTTACTGATGCAGCCAGCGGTACAATAACAACATCAACTGGGCAAGTTGTCACTATAGAAAAAGGTATTATTACTAATATATTCTAATTTATGGACGATACTACAAAAATTATACAGGATGTACAAGCCAAAGCTGAAGAAGCTAAAGCTAGTGCTGAAGAATTATTAAAAGTAACAAATTCTTCTATTGAAAGCTTACGCAGTTCATTGCCACAGCTTTCAATACCTACTGGAACAAACTTATTACCTACAGGCAATATAACTGCTTTATTAGACAGAATCAAACAAGCATCAAATTTGAATTTAAATGACTCTGAGAATCTAAATGAATTGAAGAATGCAATAAAAGAATATACTGATCAGATAGGAACCATGCAAAGTGCTATTACAGCAAAGATAGCAGAATTAGCACCTTTTCTTTCTTTATTGCAAGGTCCATCAAATATAGGACAAGTTATAACTTGGATCAAGAATTTCATATCAACTTTTGTCGGACCATATATTAAACCTTACTTTACTTCAATAGCACAATTAGCACAATTGACACAACTTCAAGCACAAGGTTTAACAGTAATACAAGATGCATTGAGTAAAGTGAATAGTTTGAATCCAACATCACAATTAAAATCAATAAAAGATAGTGTTGTGGTATCCATAAATGATACGATATCAAACATTAATTCTGAGTCATTACCTACAGCAAATAC